AAATTAAAAAAGTTAGAGCAAATAAATATTTTAGAAGGGGTTGTTAATCAAAACACCAACAATTGGTCTATTTTAAAAGAACAGTACATGAACTTACAAAAAGATGTACAAAAAATAGAATCTAAAATTAATGAAGAAAAAAATCCATTAGCAGGGTAATTATGAAATTTGGTTTAATAAAAAATGTAGTAGGAGCCATAGCACCGACACTCGGTTCTGCTTTGGGTGGACCATTGGGCGGACAAGCAGCCTCTGTTGTTGCACAGGTTCTAGGCTGTTCTCCTGAGCCAAAAGCCATCAATCAAGCCATTCAATCAGCTACACCCGAACAAATGTTAGAACTCAAAAAAGCTGAACAACAGTTTGAAGTTCAAATGAAAGAGCTAGATGTAGATATATTTAAACTAGAAACAGCAGAAAAACAAGACGCTAGAAAAAACTTTAGTAAAGATTGGACAGCTAGAGTTATGGGTATTGCTGTTGTTGGTGGATTTATGGGTTATATATTTTTAGTAACTTTACAACCACCCGAACAAAATTCTGAAGCTTTAATTAATTTAGTGTTAGGATATTTAGGTGGGTTGGCGTCAGCAGTTATATCGTTTTACTTTGGAGCATCCAATACGGGTGATAAAAAAGATGGCGAGTAAAAATACAGTTCAATCTGTTGCATCAGACTTAAAATCGCATGAAGCAAAATGTGAAGAAAGATGGAAGACCATATTCAAAGAAACAGCAGAGATAAAGCAAGAGATGAACGATTTAAACAAAACTTTAAGAATAGCAATGTTTGGAACTTTTGGTTTTATAGGAACTTTATTCATCGCTTTTGTAACAATCGTATTCGGAAACTAATGCACACTTCAGACGAAGGTTTTGAACTTATAAAAAAATTTGAAGGTTGTGAGCTTGAAGCTTACCAATGTGCTGCGGGAGTTTGGACAATAGGATACGGATATACCAAAGATGTACAAGAAGGTGATAAGTGGACTGAAGAAAAAGCAGACTTTATGTTATGGCGTGAACTTGATGACGAGTACGAACACTATGTAAACTCTCTTGTTACAGCGCCAATAAATCAATGTCAGTTTGATGCTTTGGTTTCTTGGGTATACAACCTAGGTCCAGCTAATTTAAAAGTATCTACTTTATTAAAAAAATTAAATGCAGGAGAGTACAATGAAGTTCCTGCACAAATAAAAAGATGGAACAAAGCAACTGTTAACGGTGAGCGCAAAGTATTGCCTGGCCTTACAAGAAGAAGAGAAGCAGAAGCTTTAATGTTTGAAGGAAAAGACTGGCAACACATATAACGGAGGCTAGATGTCTGAGTCCTCTGCTAGAATATCATTAGCAGGTGAATATTTAGCAGCATCATACTTGTTGCGATATTGCGACTCTGTAATTTTAGCTCCACCAGGTCATAGATCAGATCTTATTCTTGACCACGATAATCATCTTTACAGGGTTCAAGTAAAGACTACCAATACTATATATGTAAGAAGAAACAAAGATTTTTATCGTTGGGAATTACGTACAAGCAAGAGAACTGCTGATAACATTCGCCAAAATAAAGTGGTAAGATATGGAAATGGTCAAATCGACATGTTTTGTTTTGTTGCTTTGCCAATTAATAAAGTGTTTTTTGATGTGTATGATGGTACAAAAAATTTAACTGAAGTATCTAAAAGCATTAAAACTTTAGATAAAATAGATTCAAAGGATTCTTTGCTTCAAGCTTTGTTAAAAATAAACAAAACACCAGAGCTAAGTCCTTTAGGTAAAACAGATTAATAAAAAATGGCGTTACAAAAAACTTTATTTAAACCAGGCATTAATAGAGAAGGAACTGACTACAGTAATGAAGGCGGTTGGTTTGATTCTAACTTAGTTAGATTTAGACAAGGCCTTCCTGAAAAATTTGGCGGTTGGGAAAAAGATAGCTTAAGTACATTTCTAGGAACTTGCAGAGCTTTGCATCCTTGGGTTTCTTTAGGAGGAACAAAATATTTAGGTCTTGGAACAACTTGGAAATATTATATAGAAGAGGGTAACTCTTTTAATGACGTAACCCCAATAAGATCTACAACTGGCGCTGGCGATGTAACATTTTCAGCTGTTGATGGTGATGCTACTATTACTGTTAGTGATACTGCACATGGAGCTGTAGCTAATGATTTTGTAACTTTTTCTGGAGCAGTATCTCTTGGTGGCAATATTACTGATGCTGTTCTTAATCAAGAATATCAAATAGCAACAATAATAAATGACGACTCTTATACTATTGAAGCTAAAGATACCAACGGAGATACTGTAACGGCTAATGCGAGTGATACTGGTAACGGTGGAAGCTCTACAGTAGGCGCTTATCAAATAAATGTTGGGCTTGATGTTTATGTCCCTGGTACTGGTTGGGGTTTAAATGGATGGGGAGAAGGAGCTTTTGGATCAGTGACTGCTTTATCTCCAAGCAATCAGTTAAGACTTTGGACTCATGATAACTTCGGCGAAAACTTAATTATAAATGTTAGGGGTGGAGGCATTTATCAATGGACTGAAAACAATGGTGTTGGAACAAGAGCTGTTGATATGTCTGCAATATCTGGTGCTAATTTAGTTCCTACAGTTGGTTTGCAGGTAATCACCTCAGAAGTTGACAGACATTTAATTGTTTTAGGCGCTGATCCAATCAATGATTCAGGTACGGCTAGAACAGGTGCTGTTGACCCGATGTTAATTGCTTTTTCCGATCAAGAAAATAATTTAGACTTTGAACCAAAAATTACAAATACTGCTGGTTCGTTAAGACTATCTTCTGGATCTGCAATTATTGGAGGAGTTAAATCAAGACAAGAAACTTTAGTTTGGACTGATACTGCTTTATACAGCATGCAGTTTGTTGGACCGCCGTTTACATTTTCGGTTAATTTAATTAACGAAGGTACTGGCTTGGTAGGTCCTAAAGCAGCTATAACAGCGCCTTCTGCTGTTTTTTGGATGGGCTACAACAATTTTTACGCTTATAACGGTAGCGTACAAACGCTGCCTTGCAGCGTTCATAATTACGTATTTAACGATATCAACCTTACGCAATCTTTTAAAATTAACGCTTTTACAATCGTTGATAAAAATGAAGTAGGTTGGTTCTATTGTTCTGGTTCAAGCAACGATATAGACAGATACGTGATTTACAATTACGCAGAACAAACTTGGGTGTATGGTCAATTGAGCAGAACGGCTTGGTTAGATGTGGGTATAGAAAATTATCCTAGAGCTGTAAGCAACGGCTATCTTTACAAACAAGAAACTGGATTTGACGCAGACGGTCAGCCGATGACAAATGTGTTTATTGAAAGTTCTGATTTTGATATAGGTGATGGCGAACAGTTTACTTTTATTAGAAGAATCATCCCCGACTTTAAATTTATCCAAAATAACAACGAAAATGGCTCAGTCAATATTGTTGTTAAGACAAGAAACTTTCCTGGAGATTCCTTAACAACCAACTCTACTAGCGCTATACAAGAAAACACTCAACAAGCATATGTTAGAGGCCGAGCAAGACAAATGGTTCTTAGGTTTGAATCAGATGATGATGCAGAAAACAACGGCAATTTAGGAATTGGCTGGAGACTAGGCGCAACGAGAATAGATATCAGAACTGACGGAAGAAGATGAGCAAACTACTGCCAACTCAGCTCCCGCAAGCGCAAGGAGAAAGCGTTAGTTCTGCTACTTTTAATAGACTTATAAGAATTTTAGAGATAAACTTAGGAGCAGTAGACCCTGATAATACTTTGCAATTATCAACTACTCAACGTGATAAGTTAAATTTTAATCTTGGCACGCTAATCTTTAATACGACAACCCAAGTGTTGCAAGTATTTAACGGGACTGAGTTTATTGATTTGATGGATGAACCCAATCCTCAAGGATACGAAGCCCAAGGTTTACTTGGTAATATTTCAGTAAGTACAAATGGAAATATTACAATAACCTTGTAAAATGATAATATAACATATGGAACAAGGTATGCTAAACAACGGACAGAGACAGCAACTAGAAGGAATTGCAGCTTTAGGCAGAAACGAAGATACTTATTTGGCTCACGTAGCGCCAGATGAGATGATCGTTCCAGCTCAAGCTTTACGCGATAACCCACTTTTAAAACAAGCAATCGAGAAATCTATTTCTAAGTATGGGATTGATCCTAATCAATTCGTAGTTGGAAATGGCAGTATGGATTTAAACCCTTTAACAGGTTTACCAGAGTTTGGATTTTTATCTAAAGTTTGGAAGAAAGTTAAAAAAGTAGCTAAAAAAGTTGCTCCTGTAGCGATGTTTATTCCTGGCGTAGGTCAGGCTTTAGGCGCTGTAGGTGGATCTTTGTTAGGTAAAGTTGGTTTAGGCAACGTAGCTAGCGGTATTGGAACTTTAGCTTCTAAAGTAGGTCTTAGCGGCGTTGGAAATGCTATTACGGCAGGTGCTGGCGGCGGACTAGGAAGCGCCTTACAATTTGGCAAGCAAGCAATTACATCTGGAATAGGTGGTTTGTTTAGTCCTAAAGGTATGATGGGCCAAGTAATGCAAGGTGGGTTTGCTCCAAGCGAACAGGGTGGTTATGTTCCAGGATATAACATTCCTCAACAATACTACGGTGGTGGATTTATGCCGACTTCTAGCTATTTTTCTCCTGGTTATCAATTTCCATCTTCCCCATCTGACTACGATCCAGTAACTGGAAGGGGTCAGAGTAAACTTGGTTTAATAGAAGACTTTATTAAAGGTAACAGATCTGGGTATGATCCAAAAACAGGAGCAGGTCAAAGTCGAATAGGAATGATAGAAGACTTTATTAAAGGTGGCGCAAGTGGTATTAAAGATGTTTTTACAACTGACGAAGGAAAGCTTAGCACTCTAGGTGCAGGCGGACTTGCAGCTTTAGTTGGTAAGATAGCTTACGATCAAGCTAAAAGCAGATCAGGCGGCTTGGCAGAAACTCCAGCAGTAACAATGGATCAACTTGGCAGATATCAATTATCAAAAGCTTTAGGTACTGGTGGTACTAGAGAAGAGTTTGGACTTGCTCCAGCTCCTCAAGCTTTAAAATTTGCTCAAGGTGGCGCAGTTATGATTGAAGAACTTGACATGCGAGACGGCGGTGAATCCGCTGGACCAGGGACTGGTACTTCAGATGATATACCAGCAATGTTAAGTGATGGCGAGTTTGTAATGACTGCTAAAGCTACACGTGGCGCAGGCGCATTTGACGTTAACAAAACCAAATCTGGTATTGAGCTTATTAAAGGTGGTAGTGCTTCACGCGAAAAAGGTGTAAAAAACATGCGTGAATTAATGAATATTTTTGAGGCAATATAATGGCTGAACCGATGTTACCAGTTTTACGTGGTATAGATAGAACAGAAGTTATTTCAGATCCAGCTTTACGAGAGCTGTATTTTGGTTCTACTGATACTCCAGGTTTAATAGCGCAAGCAACTCAAGCAGCGCAAAAATCTTATTTAGATCAGCCAGCTATTTTACAAAGAACAGCTGGACTAACTGGTCTTGAAAGAGAGGCTAGAGATATTGCCAGAGCTGGAATAGGTTCTTACCAACCTTTTCTAAGACAAGCAGAACAAGCTTACGGCTCAGGTCTTGGCTCTTTACAATCAAGTTTAGGTTTTGGCGGACCATCAGCCAGACAACTTCTTGGCATGTCTTTACAAGGCTACGATCCAAGAATGGCAGGCCAGTTCTACAATCCTTTTGAGCAACAAGTTGTTCAGCAAACAATTGAAGACACTCTAAAAGCTGCTGAAATGCAAGACATTCAACAAAGAGCAGCAGATATTGCTAGAGGCGGAGAATCAGCATTTGGCTCAAGAGCTAGATTAACAGCGCAAGAAAGACAAGAATCTTTAGGCAGAGGTTTAGGCGACGTTTTAAGCAGAATTAGATCAGGTGGTTTTGAAACTGCTCAAGAAAGAGCCTTAAGAGAATTAGAAAATTTGAGGTCTGGCGCAAGATCTGGCGCTCAACTAGAAGCTGGATTTGGCGGGCAACTTGCTGGAGCTCAAAGATTATTTGGTTCTGATATTGCTGGCCTTGGCGCAACAGAGCAAAGACTAAGAGCAGAAGATATAGCTCAGCTAACAGGTCTTGGCGCAACAGAAAGAGGTATTGAAGAGCAAAGACTTGCAAGAGAATATGCTCAACAACAAGAACAAAGAATGGCTCCGTTGCAAGCAACTAAATTTATTCAAGGGTTTGCACCTCAATATGTAGCGAGCAAAACTCAAATTGGAAAAAAATATACAGAGCCTGTAGATCCATATGCAAGTGCTTTAACAACAGCTCTTGGCACATATGCTTCTTTGGCTCCTAAGCAACAGCAACCCATATACACTCCAACTCCACAAACTCAACAATCAAGTGGAGGAATGACTAATACTAGTTATCAACCTCAATATCAGCAGACTCAACAGCCGCAGTTTTTTAATATGGCTCAACCATATCAAGTTCCTCAACAACAAGGAATAGGCGCATACATGCCACCTCCTCCCGCTCCAGTCGCCCCGCAAATGCCTCAACAAGGAATATACGGAGCGCCTCAAGCATATAGAGGAACTTACGCTTAAAGGAATAATATGAATGTACTTCAAAGGAGAATGTTTCAAGCAGGCGGACCTTCAGACAAACTGATTCAAATAGAGCCAGTTAATTCTGAGCTTATACGCTATTACGTACAACAAGGTTACAGCCCTTTAGAAATACAAGAAGTTTACCCAGCAGCCAATCTTGGGATTATTGAGCAGATAGCTAGAGAAGAAGGCGGAAGTTTAAATCCAGCAGTATCTTTAGGCGAATCTTTTACAGGTTCTCCAGTTGTTACTCCAGCTCAAAGAGCAGATATTATTGCTGAAAGCATATCTACTCCACTTGGAAATTTATCTTTTGAAGCATCAGCAGAGCCAGAACTTCCTAGAATGGAAGATATTAGCGTTGTTCCTAAAAGCGTTAGAGACTATATAACAAACGCTGGCGGAGTTTTAGATAGAGCTAACCTAGTTAGAGGATTAGGCGTTAGCTTTGGTATGTCTGAAGCAGAAGCAAACTCAGCAATTGATTTAGTAACTGGATCAGCCGTTCCAGAAAGAGCAGCTGTTGACGCCCCAGGTTTGCCTGGGCTTGCAGATGTGATGAGCGGCGAACAGGCTGAGGCTGCAAGCTCGGTATTAGGTCCTAATCAGTATCGAGATAGTAGAGGTAATATAAACAAAATTGATTCAGAAAAATTTAAAACTTTTATTGGGGGTTTAAGTCCTACAGAAATACAAGCTATGTTTCAAGCTCCTGACGTTGAATATGGTCAAGAGTTAAAAAATATTTTATCTGCAAGAGCAGCCCAAGTAAAAACTCCAGCATCTTTATTTGATCCAAGACCAGAAATGATTGGCAAACCTCAATTGAATGCCCCGATAACACCTGGAACCGCAGCAAAAGAATACGCTGGAGTGTTAAAAGATCTTGGTATTGAAACAGCTGAAGAATTGTATAATTTAGGAAGAAGAGGTATAGGAGCACTTGATTACTTTTTTAAATCTCAAGAAGAATATGAGAAAAAAGGACCGTTTGAAAGAATAGATTTTAAAACAGGAAGATTTAAAGAGTTAGACGATCCAACAGATCCGTACCCAACCTCAAGAGCGGGTGATATTGAAAGAGGTTTTAATATTTTAGGAGCTCCAGAAAATAGAAGTAGATTTTTAGGATCGTCTGTAGACAGGGGAGGTCAAGCAAGATTTGGTATGAGCGCAGATGAGCTAGATTCATTAATTTTACAATCTTCTATAGGGCCAGCTCAACCAGAAGTTACAGACGAAATAACAAAAGAAATAGAAGAGCTTGAAAGGCAAGCAGCTCCAGTTACAACTACAGAAATTGTTGCTGCAGGTGAAACTGCTGCAACAGAAGAAGAAATACAAGATGCCGAAGCTCAAGCTAAAGCTGAAGAAAAAGTTTTAGAAGATGCTGAGACAGCTCCTAAGACTGAAGAACAGAAAAAAGCAGACGCGACACCTCCTGTCATATCAGCAGCAAGCACTCCAGAACAAGTTGGAAGTATATTTAACAGTCCAGATTTTATTAGCTACGTAGCAAATGTATCAAAAGGAATAGCTAAGACTGGAGAGGTTGGCTCAGGCATAGCTTTAGGTTCTGCGTTGGCTGCTGAAGAAAGAAGCTTAAAAGATTTAGAGAAAGAAAAACTAAGGCAAGAAGTTTTATTAAAAGCTATTGAGAGTGGGCAAAGTCCAGATTTAAAACCATCTGATATTGGAAAATTAGATGATATGACTTATACCTTAAATGAAAATATTAAAAATTATGAAGGGTCCAGAGCTTCTGTTGCAATTATGAATGATGCCATTGCTTTATTCGAAGAGGCAGCAGAAAAAGGAGTTGCAATTACTGGTTTGCCAGGGAGAATAAATAGATTTAAAGATCAGGCAGCAGCATTTATGGGAGCGTCTGATTCAAATGTATCTGATGCAACAAAAATTGCAAACTATATTGAGCAAGTAAAACAAAGAAGCATTAGAGATATTTTAAACGAATCAGGAAGAACTATATCTAATCTAGACAGAGAGATTGTTGATAGGGTGTTTGGAGATTTGAATTTAACAGATAAACCTTCTGAAATTTTGAAAAAATTAAAAAATGCAAGAAGAAGTTTAATGGATAGCAATCTTGAAAGACAAAGAAATGTTGAAAAAACTTATAGACTTTTACAAAATCCAGTTTATGGAAATATAGGTATAAATGCTATCTCTCCATATAGATCAGTTATAGAAGCAATAATTAATGCTAACCCGTCTGATATTAAATCAATGGAAACTGTTGGCAAAACTTTTGATATTGATATGACAGGCGAGTTCAATCAATGAACACTTACAATATTAAACTGACGGATGATCTGACCATTCCAGTCAGGGCAAAATCTGCTGAAGAGGCTCAAAGAATCATCAGAGCAGAAATGGTTAAAAGAGAAGCATCTCCGCTTTTCGACAAAGTATATTTTGATTACGAAACAGGTATTAACGTACCAAGTCTAAGAGCAGCTCTTGGCAGGCAGGAGAAAAAAGAAGAAAAAGAAAATGTTTTAAGAGCTTACGTTGATAGTTCTGGATTTACTGAAACAACCAAAGGTGATTTTGCAATTACTCCAGAAGGGCAAAGAGCTCTTGCCGATAAAGGTTTGTTAGATAAAGAAAAAATATCTGATAAAAATATTGTTATAGAGGAAAATAAATTTGGAACTGCTGGCGACTTTGCAGATTTTTCTGGAGCTGTTGGACCCATTTTTGGGGCTATAGCAGCTTTAAGTCCTCAACTAAGAATCGCAAAAGGCATTCAATATTTTTTTAAATCTCCGATGGTATCAAATGCTATCGCAGCAGGTCTTGGTTCAGCAGGTGGTAAGGCGGCTGAGGAAGGTTTAGATTTAGCTCAAGGTTATCAAGAAAAAGATGCAAATGAATTAGCCGATCTTCTTAAATTTGAATTTGGGGTTGGTACTGTTGCTCAAGGAGTTGGCGATATAGGAATGAAGGCTATTGGAGCTTTCTTTGGTAGAAAGGCTCCAATAGAAAATATTAGAGATGCCTGGGCTGCAAATAGAGGCGTCAGTCTTGATGATGTCTATAAACTAGAAGAAAAACTTGGCAGGTTTGTAACTGAATCTGATATTAAAAAAGCAATCAAAAGCGGAGAAATAAAACCGTTAGACGCAAAAGCTGTACTTAGCCAAAGAGTTACAGGTCGAGCGCTTCAAGCAAGGTTTCAAGGCGCTGGAGAAACTATTTTTGGTAAAACAAAAAGAGAGCAAACAATTATTGATTACAATATTGATGCTTTAAATCAGTTAAAAAATAAAATTGCAGACAAAAGAGCTAAGCTAGACTCATATTCCGATTTTGCCGAATCAGACTCAAGGGTTATATCTGAACTTAAAGCTAGAAGAGCAGAGTTGGATCAAGCAGAAAAAAGTGTTCAAAGCGAATTAAATAGATTGCTTACAGATTTAGCTGATGAAACAGCTGGTTTCAATTCTGCGATAATGAATGCTGGTACACCAGGAAAAAAAGAATTAGGTCAAAATGTTCAAGAGACAATATCAGCAGCGTATAAAGCAATACAAGAAGGACATGAGGCGGCTTACGGAAAAATAGCCGATAGATTAAATAAACTAAGCCCAGAATATACCGTTGATTTAAGTGATATTGGTAAAGAGCTAGATGAAATAATTGGCAGAGCTAGAAATATAGGACAAAAGAATATTCCTGATGAGTTAAAAAAATTAAAAAAAGCTATAGAAGATAATCCAAACTTTACTTTAAAAGAATTGGTAGAAACAAGAAAGGTTGTTAGAGGATTAAAAGATATTGGAGATTTATCAGGAGACGCGAATCAAGCTGTAAAAGAAACTTTTAAAGCTTTGGATAATAAAATTAACGATCTTCCAAACAATCTACACTCGATTAAAGGAGATGCTAATAAAGTTGTAAAAATTATAGAAGATTTAAAAACAGAAAATAAACTTTATTACCAAAATCATTTGCCTTTTGATAAAGCAAAAGTTAGAAAAATAATGAGCAATAAAGAGATTGATGCCGATGATGTATACAACGCAATTTTTAGTTTAAATCAAATTGGGGATGCCAAAGCTTTAATTCAAGCTATTCCAGAACCAAAAAGAGCAGCATTGCAACAAGGCTTGCTTAGAAGATATATAAAAGAACAGATAAACAGTTCAATTGACGATCCAATAACAGGAGCTGTTAACCCAGTTAAGTTTGCTGGCAAGATGTTAAAAAACAAAGAAGTGTTATCAGAATTTTTGGGGCCAAGAGCAAATCAGTTCTTTCAACTGATGGATGATTTTTCTAAACTTAGACCCAATCTTTCCGCTAAAGAACTAACAGAAGTTGCGGATGAGCTTGCTGGCAGAATACCTCAAATGGAGGCGATGGCTGACGCAGGCAGACTTAACTATCCACCTAGTTTCAACAGGTTTGCAGAAGCATTAAAAGAAAAAGCAGAAACAAGCGCTCAAGCGTTACAAATACAAAAAGCAAATATATTTACAAGGTTAGAATCCGCATCACCAGAAGAAGTGGCTAAAATAGTTTTTAGACCCAAGTCATCTGAAGATATTATAAGAGTTAGAAATTTGGTAAGTGATGAAGCTTTTCTTGACATACAAGATCAAGCTTTAGAACAAATACTAAAAGACGGAGTTCAGACAGGAAGTAATAAACTTTCTGACATATTCAAACCTGGCAATTTAGAAAGAGCTTTGCGTTCATACGACGATGAAACATTGACAGCAATGTTTGGCAAAGAAATGACTCAATCTTTAAAAAATTACGCAAGACAATTAAGAGTAACTGTAGGGGAAGAAACTACAGGAGGAGCTGGTAGCTTGGTAGCTGGAGCTCTTGCGTTGAACGTATTTAACGTGGCTCTCTGGCCAACAGTTGCGATGATGGGTCTTTACAAAACAATATTTTCAAACCCAAGAATTACTGGAATGCTTGCTAAAACAGACAAAAGTTCTATTGCAGAAGTTGTAAAATTTGTTGCTAACACTATTAAGTTTGGCGGTATTAGAGGTTTAAGTGTTGAGACAGCAGAAGGAGCAGACGCTCTCAGCAGAGAGGTAGAAAAACTTCAACAAAGTGAAGAGGGCCAAGAAGTCAAAGGTATACTAGAAACTTTAAAGGGCGGAATACAGTCAGAGGCTAAAAAATTACAAACACCTACACTTCAGGATTTGCCAGAAGTTGCAGCTGTTACTCCACCTCAATCTCAAGGTATTGTCAGCCCAAGTTTATTAGGCGGCTCTCCAGCTAATATAGATATTGCTCAAAGGCTAAGAGGCTTAGCCTAGTTTTTGATTAAATAAAGATCCCAGTTATTTCTTAATACTTCCAACCAGTCTCCGATTGGCATAACTGCTACCTTATCGTTATCTTCATCCCACTCAGGATTAATCGCATATAGCGGAACGCAAACCCGAATAGGTTTACGATTGTATTTAAAAATTAAAACAGGGATACGGCCGTCTGTAGCTTTGCAGACTTGATCCCACCAACCTTGTTGATACCAATCCCCCTCTTTGTAAAACTTGCACTCTACAGCGTGATGAGGAATGTTTATATCGCAAAGATCTTTAGATTGATATTGGTCTAGGTTACGCTTGCAAACGTAGTCAATACCTTCAGACTCAAAAAACTCGTTTAATATTTTAGCAACGTCTCTTTCAAACGTCGCTCCCTTTGTTCTTGAGTTGATCGGCATCCTTCTTCTCCTTTAAAGTTCTTTCTTTCATTAGTAACTCTAGCTCATGCCAGCGATACATTCTTTTGTTTACATGATCCCAAAACCACCCTTTATAATCGTGCAGCTTTTCCATTGGGTCTTCCATTACTTATCCTTTTTGTAGTTGTTAACTAAACCCATTTCTTCTCTATCAAAACCTAATGGATGAGGAGATAAACACTCTAGCTCATCTTTACTGAAATGAATGTAAGGTTCTGAGTCTTCTTCATAAACAGGTTCTGCAATTGTACCAAATCTTACATCGTATATGTGATCTCTTTTCCAAGTATGACTGTAAACGCTGTCTGTCATTGCATACACAATTACAAATGGTTGATTGGTAGCTAAAGATAGAGCTGAACCCATTCTAAGCTTGCTAGCAGAAAGTAATAAAGTGTCATACTTGGTAATACCAAAGGTTCTGCATTTTACTTCTAGCCAAAAAGAAACTTCTCTTGATTCACACCAGTAATCTAAGCCGTAGCTGACTGGTAGTTTATGGCATCTAACATTCCAAAGACCTTCTATAAAACCAGCGACACGTTCTTCGCGTTTTTGGTCATTGATGTTTTCCATTTTTGGTTTTGGCTTATCCATTGATCTCTCCTTTTTTAAATGCAATACGCACACAATATTTGCGAACAATTGCAACAAGTGTAAATACTGTTGTTTGAACAACAGATGTGGTTAACAAGCTAACATTAAAATAATTACATAGATTAAGAACAAGAAAAGATAAAGGCAAAGCTATCACCACGCCAACAGCTACATCGCTGAGACTTTCTCTTAAAGCTAGTTTATCAATCTTCATTAAAAAATTCTGGATCAATCGCAACAATACGTTTGGTTGGTCGCCCAGTTCCTTTTGCTCTTAAATCTTTTTCTTGTATCTCCCCTGAGTTTTTTAATCTTTCGATAATTTCTTTTACTTCGTATGACTTCATTGATCTAAATATTTCACGTCTATCAATATCACGTTTGCTTATACCCCATTCTCCTTGCGATCTAATAAAGCTAAGTATTTGTTTAATACGCCCTTCCATTTCAGAACCTGCAACTTTATCTTTACAGCTTTCAATTAACACTTGATCGTAGTAATAAACATAATCAATTGCCCATTGAGTAATATCTCCCCTAATAGTTCTAGCTTTGCGATCATCTGCCAAAGCTCCAATCAAAGCTAGTCGCATGGCTTTTTCCCTTGTTCTAGATAATAAAACCTCAAGACCTTCTTTCTCTAAAGCATTTTGTTGGTCTACCAGCTTGTAAGCTAGACTATCTAGCAAAGCATTAGAATCATCATCAAACTTCAACACTCTTTGTTTAAAATCTAGCTCAGCATTGTCTCTGGATATTTGTTCCATTTCATTGTCAACTTGTCTTACATGTGAAACCCAGTTGTATGTGGATTGCGGAGGCTCGACAAAAGAAACCATTTTACCGACAGTTCTTGGCACGTGAGACTCAACAACAATAAATCTATTTAGGAAACCGTCTACAATACGGCCTGTTGATAAAGCGCCGTAAAAGTTTTTAGGCACACTCATACCGACCAAGGTAATCGCAGGTTTAATCGTTGATCTATCCAACACTTCTTTTTGCTGTTTATTGGTCAGCGTCATCATTGAATAGTTATCTGGTCTTAGAACGCCATGACATCTTCCCCAAGTCTCCATAAGTATTTGCAAAGCATCTTCTTTGTTTGAGTTAGAAGATTTGGATATGCTTTCCAATCTTTTACCAAACTCATCCATTACAGTTATATGAGTTGGCTTGTATCTAAGCAAACTATAAATAGCTCCACTTGAGGTGTAGCCATCTCCTGCCATTAAGTCGCTGTACTCTGCATGATCTAAAATAGTTTCAACAACTGTTTTAACATTTTCTTTACCTTGACCAGACTTAGCGATACACATAAAGAACAAAGATGAAAAGTTATTCATATTGGTTCTATACATTCTGCCCAAGGCTACCGAACCTAAAGACAAAGCTGCTTGCATGCTAATAGCTGGTTGAGAAATATGTGCTATCTGTTCTGAGTATTCGTAAATATCTTTTAAAACCCCTGGAGGAGAAAAAAGATTAACAGGCTCATTTACACTTTTAGTTGTTGATATGTAAGCTGGAGCTTGTTGGTTTTTTCTGTCATGAGTTTTTTGAATTGAATTAACTGTTGTAGATATTTCAGACCTTGATAAAGGCGGTTTGTTTTGTTCGTTCCAAGACTGAACAAAGAATTCTGTAAACTCTGTATTCAAACCTTTAGCTATTAAATAACCAGCAAGTCTAGCAGCTTGGTCATTTCTACCGCCTTCTGATATACCATCAATAGACAAAGGTGCAGCTATTGGCTGACCGTTAAGTTTCTCAACCCCTGTTATTTTTACCCATAAATCTTGAGTTAGATTTGGCAAATCATCAATATCGTTTAGATCCCAATCATCAATTTTTGTAGGAGTATAGATAGCACCTGTCGCATGAATATTATGCGGAGCAACAATCAAACCCCCGACACCTCTAATATCAATGAGCTTAGCTGGGTCATAGCCTTCAGTTCTTTTAGCTACCCAAGTAGTAAAGTTTTCTGGATTGTTGTAATAGTAATGAACCCCTTTGCCTGTCGCTACTTTAAAAGGTGTTATTGGTAAGTTGGCTTCACACCAGTTTACAGCTTCAGGCGTGTCTGCATCTATAACAATAAACTTGCCACAGACTAAAGCAACGACTAGATCATCTCGCCCCTTAAACCATTTCTCAATTTCTTCCGTCGTCGGCTGTCGCTCTTGAAACTTTTGCCATCCCCCTAATTCTTTAGGCGGAACTTTATTATGTCTATGTAGTGGTACTACGCTTATGCCGTATTCTGCATAAGCCAGAGCTAAGTCCAACGCAGAATCTTGCGCTGTTACTTGTAAATTGAACACTATTAGTCTTCGCCATTCTCTTCGATAGGGCCAAAGATAGATTCAAAGTCTAGCTTGCCACCAGATGCTTTGATAATTTTTTTGGCTTGTTTAATTGAAGGTTGTCTTAAACCATACCTCCAAGCTTTAGTTGATGCGGGAGAGCAGTCAAATAATTCTGCCGCAGGCTCAGTCCCAATAAATTCTATATACTTCTTTAAAGTTATTCTTTGCACTTCCCTCTCCTTATGTTCAGGTTCTAGATTTTTTGTTTTAAATGATTTAAGCTCTTCATTCGTAAGGTTTTTCAACCTCCAGAGATAATTCACTCTCCATTGATTTTGGTCTACTTCTCTCATTTTACATTCCGTTAAATATTTAATGTTCACACATTGTAATTCATATTAAAATAAATTAAAATAGTATTTTTAAATAAAACGGAGAAGATTAAATGTCTGATATTTTAAGTAGAATTGTAAGTCCTAGTGAATTGGTTGAAAACCAAGGCGCTAAGATTTTAATGTATGGTGCATCTGGAGCTGGTAAAACAACGACATGTGCAACTGCTCCTGGAAAAACTTTAATCATTAGTATGGAAGCTGGTTTGTTATCTATTAAAGATGCAAACAATGTTACTGCTATTGAAGTTAAAGAAGCTTCAGAGATTGAGGAAATTGCTGCAATGCTTGAAAGCGGAGAGCTTGATTACGATACTGTCTGTTTAGACAGCGTAACCGAGATGTCTGAGCTTTTATTAGCACAAGAAAAAGCAAGGTCTAAAGATCCTCGACAAGCTTATGGTGAAGTTATTAATGTAATGACTAGAACAATGCGTAGATTTAGAGATCTAAAGATGCATGTTATTTTTGTTGCTAAAGAAGATAAACTTCGCGACGAGGCAACAGGTATGTTTCATTATCAACCTATGATGGTTGGTGCTAAACTACCTACCCAAATTCCTTACTTCTTTGATGAAGTGTTATGTCTTAGGACTTTCACCGAAGAAAATGATGAAGGGAAAAAAGTAACCAATCGTTGGTTGCAAACAGTTCTTGGTGATAACTATATTGCTAAGGATAGGAGTGGCAAGCTAGATTCTTTTGAAGAGCCTAACTTGACACATATTATTAATAAACTTGGATTTTCAAAAGGAGAAAAATAATGAGCGATTTTGCAGACGTCAAGTTTGATTTTGAAGCGAGTAGTAGTAACGATTCATCTACTATTCCAGAAGGGGACTACCTAACAGAGATAAGCACATGCGAGAAGACTACTTCTGCGGCAGGTAATGACTATCTCAAGTTAGAAGTCAAAGTATGCGGCGATAAATACAAAGGATGGATTGCTAGAGACAATCTAAACCTTTGGTACACTAACTCTGATTCTGAGAAACAGGAAATGGTTAGAGAGATAGCCTCTAGAAAGTTTTCTAGTTTGGTTAAAGCTGTAGGAAGAAAAGACAACCCGCCTACTAACGCTGGCGAACTGGTTGGTAATAAAGTGATATGTTCTTTTGGTATTGAAAAAAGTAAAAATCCTGATTACCCTGATGATAAAAATATTATCAAGGCTTTTAAACCATTGGAAAAGATGTCGCCTAAACAAGCAGACGACACTCCAGCTTGGGTAACAGAAGGAACTTCTGAAGCCAAAGCTCCAGCTAAACCAAGCTTGTAATTATAGGGTGTTGCTAGGGCGCCCAAAGGGTATAATCTCCCCCCATTAGATACTTATATACCTACCTAGCACCTTAATGAATGGTTAGACTTACTTGATGCGTAGGATCTAATTCGCTAACATCTAGAATTTTTCCAAAACTATAATTGTCGCTATCTTCCATAGAACGCAATAAAGCAAATAACTCTGCGGTATCAGAGTTCCTGGCCTGCAACACAACCATATGAAGGTTGCTGTCTACCTCGTAGACGCAAAGATATTGGGGAATGCTAGGAAATAACATACCTATAATCCTAGCATAATTTTTATTGATCGTTGACGTATAAAGCAATCATTGCATAGTGAATGATTTTAAGGAGCTCTTTTTTCTTATCGTCTTTTTTTCCATAGCGCATGGCATATTTCATTATATTGCCAATACAAAAACCCTCGCCAAAGCCAGCATCTACAATCATATCCGTAGCCTGGTACTTGCCCTTGGCATAGTGCTGATTGTAGGTACTGTCTATATAATTTTTTAGCTCAGCAAGAGATACATCTTCTTTGAACTTGTAGTCAATAGAAGTTTTTTTGTCGTACATTTTATAAAGTTAAGGTAACAATATTAGGCGAGTTATAAATAGATAAATGACCGCCGTCTGAGTGATTTTTATACAACTCTAAAAAGCCTTCCATCTTCTCCCAACCAAGATTCATCTGCTCTTCTGAGATAATAAATACTTTAGATGCGTAAGGGTAAACTTTTTCTTGCGCGACAAAAACAAACTCTTTAAGTTTGAATCCAGCTTTCTCCATACCTCTGCGATACCAAGCGGCTTGCATATCATAGCCATACTTCTTAACCGAATAAGCAAACTCTACTGGGTCGCATGATTGAGTGGTTTTGTAATCGACTACACATATGGCGTTATCTGGGTATGGACTTTGGACTGGCGGACAAATAATATCTGGACGGCACTTACAAAGAACTTCACCCTCATACCAGTAAAAACTAGCTTCTGCTACTTTGCCTTCAGCGTTAAGGTAGATGTTGCCTTCTTCAATCATATGTTCTTTCATACCTTTGATTGCCGTCATTTCAGCTTCTTTAATAACTGTTAGGCCGCGCTCTTCATATTCTCTTTTAAGATCTTTGTTAGCATTGGTATAAGGAGAACCCATAACAACTGCGACTGTTTGATTAAAGGCTTCTTCACCCTCTACCAGCAAAGCATGGGCAGCTGTACCAAAGTTCATAGCAGGAGTTGTCTCTTGGACTCTCTCTACCGCATGCAGTTGCGATTTGCCAAAGGCTCTAATCTTACTGCTGCTTACTCCGACCCCTGCATGGTAGACAGGGTTAGGTATATCTGAGAACACCAGGGTGTCGCCCTTTTGCTCAGACTCAAATTCTTTTAGTTCTTCTATTATCATATTCATACTCCAAAATCATCGTTTGCACGACACTATCATTTAGCATTGGTTTTGGCCAATACCGCAACTTGTTGTATAAGTTTAGCATGTTGTCTTCAAAAGACAGTCGCTTGTTATACATAGGGTTTCCTATTGAATCCCAAAAATCTTCTATTTGTTCTAAACAATCTCTACCACCGCCAACATATTTTAATTCTGCTTCTGTATAGTCATAGGGAATAAACATAAAATCTCCCGTCTCTTTTCTAAATGGATAACAACGTGTTGGCTTACCTATCTGCATACATATGATTGACGATATTGGGGAACTTACCCGAATAATCGACTTTAATTAAATCTGGCTTATTGACTTCAGTTTGTCTAAACAAGGCTTCGTCTACTGTAGCGGGCGGCGATCTGCGTAAGCTATCACCACTTACCATTTTGTTCCACCAAGCCACAGCTTTATCTCTTGCATAGCCTGAGTGCTCAAAACAGATGTATTCACTAATAATTTTATTGGGCGTCTTGTAGCTGACTTTTAATACAGGCAAAGGCTTACCTTGTTTCTGATGATTACCAAACCACATGCTGATAACCTTGGTATCGTAGCGTTCTTTTTTAGCTGTATTAGAAATAATATCTAACTTAGATGCAACCAAATCTAACTCTAGCTTACGCATAGGGTAGACATAGCCACAATCTGGACAGGTGGTTACAGCTTTAGGCACATACGATTGACATTCTGGACAGCTCTTAACAAGCGCTTGACCTGTTCTTTTACGCTTGCCTTTTTGATTGGGTGCTATTTGATTGATAGGACCATGACGTTCAATATTCTTAGCAAAGTCTAGAATCAAACAATCTTTCTTGCCTTCTGCTATACGCATGCCCCGACCCATCATTTGCACATATAAGCCTGGTGAATGTGTAGGCCGCAGCATTATAATTAAATCTGTATTCGGCGCATCAAATCCTGTTGTCAATACATCACAATTAACCAACGCTCTGATCTTACCAGCTTTGTAGTCAATTATTAGTTGATCTCTTTCTGTTGGGCTTGTATCTCCTGTTACCACGCGAGAGGTTATATTGTTTGAGTTTAAAATACTGCTAACCATTTTTGCATGATTAATACCAGCGCAGAATATAAGCCATTGTTTTCTGTTTGCGCCTTTAATTAAAACTTCTTGTATGGCTTTGTTGGTTCTACCGCTATCGTTCATCTTGGCTTGCAAGTCTGTTTGAATAAACTCTCCACCCCTTATACCCACATCATCTAATTCGTATTCAGTATCCATACACTTAGTTACCAGGGGTGATAAATAACCGTCATCAATCAACCGAATAAAGTTATCTCCACTTCCAAAGTCTATTGCGACATCATCAAAAATAGATCCCTCACCTTCAGTCAACATGCCAGAGTTAAGTCGATACGGGGTAGCAGTAAACCCGACCACGCGTAAGTTTGGATTACGTTCTTTAAGGGCGACAACGAGGGAACGATACATT